TCCCCCCCCCCCTCCTCTCCTTTTTGTATTTTCAATAACATCTCCTTGTTTTGGAGGTGTATTGAGTACAATCGACTTACTGCTTGAGTTATAGCTATAGTCATTCTTAGAGACAGCTTGATCATTCTTTTTAACTTCAAAATGATTTTTATCGTCTACATAGAAGCCCAAAGCAAAATTGGTCTGTAAACCATTAGCCGTGAAGCTTTGGTAGGGAACTTGATTCTCTACTGTCATTATTATTTTTATTCCTAATTGTTTTTTTAATTGTTTTTATTGTTGTATTAATACAACTAAAAATAGTTGTATTTTAAAAGTCAATTTTCATCTCAGTGTACTGATTTGATCCTTGCCAGTTATTGCTATCGTTATAAGTAGGATAGTTATTGTGTGTGCCGATCCTGATTGGCTCTGAAGAGATTGCACCTGCAAGTGAGTCTATATAGTCATCTTCATTATTCGTGATAGATGGATCATAGAGTCGCATCTGCTTCACTTGAGGACTATCCTGTCCATTCAGTTTTAAAACAGAGTGGTGTGCATATAAGAAGCCTGATAGTAATGGAGCTTCTATAGCTTCCAGGATTCTCTTGTTCTTGTTCTGGTTTTCATGGCGTTCAATGACACCACAATAGATATTGCGCTTCTTCAGTACAGATCTAAGAATTGTTCCGAAATAGCCACCGATCCCATTAGATTCAACTATAAGACTAGGTAACTTAAACTCTTCTACGAGATCTGCAACTTGCCACGCTTGACCCCCTATAAATTGTCCATCTTTATCAGTGAGTGCAACATCACCTTTTAAAGCTACAGATCTATGCCAGTACAAACGGCCTTGTTCATCTTGAAGAACTAGAGCTGCTGCTGATACGTCTGATTTAGTCTTACCTGAAGATGGATCTATTTTTAGAGTTGCCGAAACTATTCGTTTGTCACCTAACAACATTTGAATCTGATTATTTGATCTGTGCCAGGTTACTTCTTCTGAATATGGTATGAGTCTTTCAGGATCTAGGCGTATCTCATTGATTGCCTTGTTGTGCATCTGATATTGAGAATCCCATTCTCCAAGCGTTCCACACTCTTTCCTACGCTGTTCCATTACTTCGGAAGTGAAGCGTTCAGGCCATAGAGCTTCTGAATAGCAGTCAATGAGTCCATGTTGTTCTTGGAATTGGATTAGATAATCCGTATCTGTTTTCGTGATCTTATAGTCATCAAAATCTTTTAACAGTTTGGCTTGTGAACCGATACCACTAAAAATATAGGTAGGTTTAAATGTGGTCCTGATTTCTTTCTGACCTGAAGTGAATCGAGCTTCTTTCTCAAACATCTTCAGGACTAAATGGTTAGCCCCTGCTTCTATCAAATTGGCATATAAAGAGTCTGCTGCATGTGGAGTACCTACAAAGAGTCTTTGTCCACCAGGTATCAAAATATGGATCTGTTCACTCAATCTGTAGCGTAGCTTTTCCCTTGCTTCAGGAGATCCTGTGGTATCAGGTACTTCTGTATCATCGTTACAGATATATGTGGCCCTTGCCCCTGTTACGTTGGAAAGGATACCTCTTGCATGGACTGAACCATGTTTAACGTCTGAACTACCTTTAACCCACCATTTTTTAATCTCACCACGTTCTTTCTGTACGTTCCAGGCTAAAGGATTCTGTTCAAGCATCTGTACGACTGCTCGACTTGTTTTATTACTGTCTGCATCTGTAGCTGATTGAGCAAGGATCAGTTCTTCAGGATTCTTATAGAGTCGGTATGCATTGTATATTTCTAAAAGCGTACTCTTGCCGTGTCCTCTAGGCATCATCAAAACACCTAAAGGACCAAAATTGTCTAAAAACTCACATACATCTAAATGGAAGTCGGGTACTGTCCATCGTTGTGTATGAGCGTAAACTAAGTAAAATTCGGCAAAAGTCGCTTTCTGATTAAGCTTCTTTGCCATCCTTTTTAGTTTTTCCTTTACGTTTGGTCAGCTCTTTTTGAACTGTGAATAACAGTTTTTGAGCTTCAACTTCTTTCTGCTTTTCGTCTTCTTCTGATGTTGTAATTGTTATTTGCTGTTTAGCTGCTAGTAATTGTTCAATACGTGCAGCTATAGCTAGTGTTTGGTTAGCAGACTTATAAAGCCAAAATGCATCACCTCTACCTACTTTAGTTTCTTTGTCGCAACCGTTAGCACGTTCTACTAAATCTACTGTGTCTAGTATGGCTATATCCTGAATACGGACTAGCTCTGATTTATATTCTTCTATTTTGTTCATTTATATGTTATTGGTATTCAATCTTTTTTTAAGTTTTTGTTGTATGGCTAGGCAATATACTGATTTTGATTTAGGGCTACTTTATAGCCGTTCTGCTGGATTATGTAATCGATGTCGTAATCCTGTATTTGTGCCTACTGTGGATGGGAATGGTTATATAAATATTGGGGAAATTGCCCATAATTTACCTTATTCAGTTAAAGGCCCTCGTGGAACAGAAATAGTAAATTTTGCTATTACTATTGATGAGTATAGTCCTGATAACTCATATAATAATTTGATCCTTCTATGTAGAAACCATCATAAAATTGTCGATAAAGATGCTCATTATAGTGTTGAACAAGTTAAAAGATTAAAGAACGATCATGAAGATTGGGTAACGAATAGCCTTTATCCAAAAATTAATTCTGATCAATCTTTGGTTACATTAATACATCAACACATCAATTTCCAACATCTAATATATGAGTTAAATGATCCTTTATATGGGTTGCCTTTTGATCTCGTTGATATAGGCGATATAGATTCTTTTCTTCTTCAAGCTAACACGCCACAATTTTATCCATTTAATAATTCAGAATTAACAAGTTTAATGGAAAGTATTCTAGCTTGTTTTTATACGTTAAGTCCGTATATTCAACATAATTATGAATTGAGAAATGGGAACAGATTAATTTTATTTAGACAGGTTTCTGAACAGGAAGCTAATGATATTCGTACATATACTTCAAATTTAAGAACAGCTATTTTTAATTGGATAGAATATTGTCGGACTAATAACTTATTTTAAATTAATGTCAGATATGTGGATCTCATTATTATTGAGATCCCACCAGTAGCTCATGTTGTAATTGTTCTCTTGTCTACGTTGCTTACGTTCACGGTAGCCTTCATCAAAAATTTCTTGAAGTTCAGCTATCACTAAGCGGTCAAAAATTAGGCGACTGTACCATACGTTTTGAAATGGTATATTGTTCTTAGCTATATTAATTGCTTCAGCTCCATAGCTTGATTAACGTTCATCTAGGAAGTGTTTTCCTGCACCTGATACCATTGTACCGACTGACATCACATCTTTGAATGCAGCAGGAATAATGAAGTCCTTCACACTACGTTCTGTTGGATCTGTAGTAACACTGATAGCATCAGCCAAGAAGGATGCACTACCACCTTTCACAATAGCTTTCATATAGAAGTCTAACGTTGTCGGATCTTCTAGGTCCTTACCTTGTGTCAGGTTTTGAATCTGAGCAACGATAGCTCCCATGATAGTTGTATAGGCAAACAGTTTAGCCAAGTACACAAACTTTTCTTGTGGTGTGCCTTGAGCCATTGCTCTTGTCCATTGACGAGTGATCATAGCAAGTGGAAACTGCTTGAACTGGAAGAAAAATCGAGTAAGTTCATTACTTACTGTTCCACGTTCACGGCCTAGGCCCATGATCGTAGTTTCTCTAGCCCCAACCTCAAGCACCGCAGCATTAGTCTCTGTATAGATATGATTCATATACTTATTTGCTAACTGCTCTTTTAGTCTGAAAGCATGATCAGCAAGTTCCTGAGCTGTATATCCTGTCTTATCAAAGTTGTAATGATTTAGAATTGCATCATCTGACATCTTAAAAATGTCTTGATTGGTTACTAGCTTTTCACCTGTTGGAGCTTCAGTTCTAGTGACAAGTTGAAGAGCATTCCATTCATTTTCAGTGATACCACCACCTTCAAGCATTTTCTTATCTTTAGGTCCAAGTTCAGCCCATTTCTTAGCTGAGTTCAGATTAGATACATGATGCATAAGCGATACACCAAACGCTCTTTTAGCTGAAGCTGTAAAATGGTTTAAGCCTGAAGATCTGATAACTGCATTCGCTATCTTTCTTGTATTGGTATTCGCTTTAGCCAGTTTAGTTGAAGCTGAAGCCAAGTCATCGTCACCAAAGCGCACAAGTGCATTGGTCATCTCACGTACCCCTAAACCAATAGAGATAGCAAAGTCTCTGTCTTCTTTATTGGCAAACTGTTTTAGATGTGTTCCAAATACTTTTGAGTAAGCCATTCCATGCATTTCAGAAGCTAGTTTCATCGTTGCCTGATCTGAGAATGCTGTAATAAACGCTGAACCCATCTTGGTAGCAACGGTCCATGATCTGAGCATACCGCCTACTTGAGCTAAGTTGCTGTCAATTGGAAGAGCTTGTCCTGCAAGTTCGTCATAATGCTTCGAGACCAACTTGGCTTGTTTCTGAATCTTACGATGCTCTTTA